AGCGCCCCGCAGATACCAACAATAACGCCGTCTTTGACGGCCATCCACATGCCTACATCGGGGTTGTCGATAGCGCGGATCAAAAAGTCCGCCACGTTGTCGGGTGTGATTTCTACAAGTTTGCTGATTGGCGCCGCCGCAATAAATTCAACGGCCAGTTCGGTGTACCGGCCTAGGTCGGCGTATTCAGGACGGCGGATTGTTATGGTCACTGCGTCACCTGGCGCCCGCTGGCGCGAATGTTGATCGCCGACGCCGTGCCGGCAATCGTCGAGATGAACGCGCTAGGGGACAACACCTGGCCCACAATCTCAGGGAAGGTGTAGGTTTCGCCCGCTTGCAACGTCTTGGTCTTGACAATCAGGTTGTCGTTTCCGGCGGACCCGGCGGCTGTGACCAGATTGACGCTGATCGTCGCGGCTGCGGCGCTGTAATTGGTCGCCGTAAACTTGTCGATGATCGTCGTCACGCCGGTTGAGGTGTATTGCGTCGTCTGCGCGGCTTCGGCGGTCTTGGCCGGGATCAGGACGGTTACGGTAACGGCCATGTGGACAGGCTCCTGTTAGAGTTTAACTAACAATATTCCGATCATCGACACGGCGCCAGTTGGTCCCGTCGCTAAACACCGGGATGCTACCGCTAGCAGCGTTTGAAGCAAACACCAACTGACCTGCGGGAGATGCGCTAGGAAGCGCGGCCACAGTATAGGACGCAAGCGCTAAAGTATCTGTGATTTCAACCGATTTAACGATGTTTTTGCCGGTTGTATCTTCAATATACCAAGGAGTATCTTGAAACACACCCGAAGAATTATAGCGGCTAATCAGCAGATCATCGGCTGAATCTATGCCAAACGACCAACGCAAGTTTTCAGGCGTGGCGAAACCTGCGCTGCGGATAAAACGGACGTTACCGCCTCGCCCGGTAGCGGGGATAAGGTAAAGGTCGGCATCCCTGGTGTTGTCGAGAGGCGTAAACCTAAAACCTTCCGCTGTCTGTATGCCTTGCCCGCGCCCCAGCAGCCAAATGCGGTCTTTACCGCCGCCGGTGATGACCGGCACCGGATTGCTGCTCCAGTTAGAGTTGTGATCAAACACTAACGGCGCGCCAGCTTGCGGTGCGACAACGGCGGTCGTTGTGCCGTCCAAGCCTGAAAGCGCCGGGTTGGGCGACGGGGCGCCCCAAACCATTTGGCCTTCAAGACAGTTCCAACCGGACGCGCTATCCACATAGACGACAGAGCGCAGCACCTCTAGATCGCAGTTAAAGCGATTACCAAAAGTAAACAGGTAGATGCCCAGCCCGTACTGCGCGTTTCCGCCCGCAAACTTGCCAATTGAGAACTGCACGCCGCGCAGTTCAATGGCGGTTCCGTTAAGATTGGCGTTGCTGCCGTTGTTGGCAATGACGTGGAACGACGTTTCCAACACTAGGTTAAACCGCACGCCAACAGCGTTTGTGCCGGTGCTGTTGTTGCGGCAGACGATGTCTTCAATTCGGCAAGAGTTGAGCGCGTCGGGATAGGCGCTGCCGGTCCAATCTTGGCCAAACTGCGCCATTACGCCATCGCGGTTACCGCGGATCTCAAACCCGGCAAAAGTCCAGTAGAACAGAAAGTTTGCCTGGCAGCGGACAAGAAACTGCGGCGTGCCGGTGCAGGCGGTTACATCGACAATGGTGCGAGCGCCGCCAGCGCCGATAAGCATACCGCCTTGAGTTGCCGCAAGGCCCCCAATTACAATTTCTAATTGAGTTCCTGTATAGCGAAAATGGCCTTGCCCCCAATAGCCCGGCTTCCCGGTCGTTAGCACGGCGGTTAGCCAAGCATTAATAGCGGTTGTGTCGTCAGCTACGCCGTCTCCGACCGCGCCAAAATCATAAAGATGTATGAATTCGTTCATTTTGCTCGCGACGGTGCGAGCGACGGCGCCGGCGTCAGGAAACACATAACCTACACGAGTTGCGCCCGCCGAAGCGGCGTAATAGTTTTTTATGGCGCTTTCTAGGCCGCTTTGGCTTACTATGTTATCCACAGTCCAGACTTCAACATCCGTCGCTGTAGTGAGCTTAAACTTGTATGAAGACGTACCAAGCCAAACCTCGGCTTCTCCACGAGAATTTAAGATAATGGGGTTGGTATTGGGGGTTGTCCCCGCTTCACTGGTAAAAGTAGCCAACGGCGTCGTAGTGCCGGCGCTGTAGGAGTAAAGTTTGCCCCCCACCAAAGGAACGCCGGCGGCGTCAAAAAATTGCAGTTTAGGCGGCGGGCTAAGAGAGGCCATAGGTTTGGTCCTTTAGTTTTGCAGCAAGCAACCTATACTTAGCAGGCGCTTTGGCCGTTAAGATAGGGGAAAATACCGCCGGTGTCATGTTGACGGTATTGAAGCTAAAGAAACTGTTACAATAACAGACGGCGCTGCCGGGCGCGTAGGACCGGTTTGCGGGCCGATGTATTGGATTGTAGTAGCCGAGTTAGTGGTCGCCCACATCAACTCAACATAGTCGTTTGGCGCTAATTCCACAAACAGATTTAGCGCCCCAATCAAGTGTCCGGCTACGCCGCCATGACGGTTAGGCACCGAGAACTGGCTGTTGGTGTCGGCCACGTTCGTGCCGTTCTTCCGCAACCACACGTCCGTGTCGTGGATGCTGGCGTCGGTGTTAACGAACTGGATGCTGAACTGGACGTTGTAAGTGCCCGCTTCATGCACGACGATCTTAGACTTGCACGTCCCAGTAATGGTCGTGGCCCCTACCGTCTGCGCGGCACTGACAATGTAATTGCCTGTGCTGCCGTCGGTGCCCGTGGACTGCGACACGATGTAGGTGCCCGCCGTGACGCCCGTGCCGGTGATGACCATGCCGGGGTAGATAGGGCCGGCGCTGATTGCGGTCACGGTCATGGTGGTGCTGGCGGGGCCGATGGAAGCAGTGAACGTCGCCGTGCGGTCCTGCAACTCGACGTTCCGTTCTATCTGGATCGTGTCGTAGACCAGCGGATACGCCGTTGTGGTAGAGCCGTCGGGTTGGTTGACGGTGCTATAGAACGCCCCAAAAACAGGGTTAGGCGCCTGCGGCGTAAGCGGCGGCGTAAGAGAAAGCCCTTGCACCTGGCTCTGCAACACGGCAATCTGCGACTCTTGTGCCGACCCGTCAGGCGCTGCCAACACGCCCGCAAGCTGCTGGGCCGCGGCAAACTGTTCGTCCGTGGCGCTAGGCGGCCCGACCTGAAGGTCTTGCAGCGAAGTCGCGTTGTTGCCGCCGCCGGTTAGATTGAACAGGTTAAAGAAAAACCGATACCACTCCCGCGACAACAACCCGGTGCGGTCGTCGATAAACGGGACGCGCGGTGCCGGGATGTTGGTGATGTTAGGTGGGCTAGGCATTGGTCGGGCTGGCGCGCAGTTCAGCGCCCATAATGGCTATTTTCACCGCGTCGGTGCCAGACACCTCGTACACGCGGTCGCGGATTTTAAGCGTCATTCCCAGCCGGCGCCAAAAAGCGCGTTTGCCGTAATTGCCTATAAGGCCAATAGAGGTCCAATGTTCGTTAGACCAAGTATGACCGCCGTCGTCAGACCAACGCAACATAACTTGAGGATTATAACCGGGGGCCGCCGGGTAACTGGTTGTGGTCAGGTACATTGGCGGCACAAACGGAATGGGGTAATCAGGCACGTCGGCTATAAATTCAAAACCGTCGTTGGCTTCGGTTGTAAGTTCTTCGCTGCTTTCGGTAACTAGATCATTTTGCACGTATTCAGCTATCAATATATTGCCGTCTTCAGCCGTTAAATCTTCAGCGCTGTACGCGGGGTATTGTTCAAGCCCCACGCCCGTTTCGCAATCCAATTGCAAGCTGTGGTGCGTTGTGCGGAGCAGCGTGTTTTGGCCCGGCGGAAGCGCCCGCCACGACCGCAGCCAGCGTTGAATATCGCCATTGTCGGCGTACACATCCAAGTCAAAAGCGTAAATGTTGCCGTTTTCAAAATCGCCGACAACAATCTCGTTGTTGAACGCCATCTGGCAGTTGCTGCGGTGACGCGTAAACTCGCCGTTGGCCCAACCCGCGCGCTCGTGCCAGGCTTGCGTGGCGAGGTCGTAAACCCACGTCGTATTGGCCTGCGGGAAGATCAGCACATAGAACGAATGGCCGTCTTGTTGGTAAGTGTAACCAATAGCATCAGACAAATTGCCGTACTGTTGGATTTGCCATTCAACCGCGTGGGTTGAGATACGTTGGCCTACATAACCATTCGCCCGGTACACCATACCGCGGCCGCGTGCGTCAGCACCTAACCAGAATACGGTATTGTCCATCTTGGCGACGGAATATGGCGCGACGCAGCCGAGTTCGTTTGACGCCCCTTGGATGCGCTGCAAGGGGAAGTCGGCGGTGCCGGCGTCGTACCATACCTCGGTCGAATTTGTGCCAAACAGCCAGACTTCGCGGTTGCTGACGACCAAGGACACCAGCCCGTCTGGAGAACCTTCCGCGCTAGCAAAATCCAGCGGATCGACGGTTAAACCGTCCAACAGGCTCGTAACCCAAACTTTTTGGCTGTTTGGCTCGTTGAAAACAAAATACCCGTCGATGTAGCCAACAGTGACTGCGCCGGGAAAATCTTCGTCTGTGATTTGCGCGAACACATTGGTGCTGGCGTTGTAAATGTAGCTTGGCCCGTTGGCGGCTACAAATAGTTGTGTACCGTTATCAGACATGGATACAGGGCCGCTGCCGGCCACAGTGCCCAGCGCTGTCGCAGTCCACGCGGTCGTAATCTTATATAACGTGTTGCCAGATACGGCGTACCCAAGCCCGCCAAACTGCCACAGTCCGCGAACGGGTCCAATTCCTAACGTAGCCAAAAGCCGCAATCCCGGCGCCCGTTGAAGAAACGCTGGCTCCTTGCCGCCTTCCGGTACGAGTTCCGGAAAAAGGTTGACCATGCGGCTGTCCGCAGCGTTGACGCTGCGGGCCACATAAGTTGAGCCAAGGATCGGCGTTTTCATAAATTACGCCAGCACGGCGCCGCGAAGCGACACGGCCCACCAATCAGTGCCA